CAAAAACCGCAAACACTTCAAGGGTACCGGTACACCAACCATGTACACCACCGAAACCTATATCTCACAGTTCTTGCTACTCAAGGACACACTTGGTCGTCGAATCTATCGTGACCTTGGTGAATTGGCTTCGGAACTGCGTGTTCTGGACATTGTTCCGGTTGAAGTTATGGAAGAAGAAGCAGAACTCGTTGCTATCCTCGTTAACCCGCAGGACTATGTCCTCGGTGCTGACAAGGGCGGAGCAATCTCAATGTTCGACGACTTCGACATCGACTACAACCAACACAAGTACCTCATCGAGACTCGTTTGTGTGGAGCACTCATTAAGATGAAGGCAGCCATTGTTGTTAAGAAGGTTGCGGCTAACGCAGCTCTTGTTACTCCAGTTGCACCGACCTTTGTCAGCGCCACTAACACGATCACCATTCCTACAGTTACTGGTGTAACGTACAAGCAGGGAACGACCGTTAAGACCGGAACTGTTGTAATTACAGCAGACGCGACTATCGTTGCTTACCCAGCATCTGCCGGATATTACTTCGCAACTAGCGAAGACGATAGCTGGACCTTTAAGTACACCGCCTGATTTTAAGGAAAACCGATGGCTAAATTTTACGGAATAATTGGCTATGGAGATGCAATTGAAGATCCCGCAGACTCTGGTATATGGATAGATGATATTACTGAAATTTCTTATTTCGGTGATGTTGTTCGAAATACAGCAAAGTTTGATAAGGGTGAAAAAATAAACAATGATATCTCTGTGGGCAACTCAATAAGTGTTATTGCTGACCAGTATGCCATCGATCATTTTTTTAAGATTAAATACGTAAGTTGGGCGGGGGTTCTTTGGACTGTTACAAGTGTAGAAGTTCAACACCCCCGCCTAATCTTATCAATAGGAAGTGTGTATAATGGCCCAACGACTTGATTTACAAGCAGTGCTAGTTGCAATTCTAGGGTCAAATAATGTATATTTTCAACCGCCAGCATCGGTTCAACTACAGTATCCATGTATTATATATAAACGTGACGATACCATAGTTAACCATGCTGACGATTTACCTTACATGCAGCGAACTCGATATTTAGTTACTGTAATAGATAGAAATCCAGATAGCGAAATACCATCAAAAGTTGCTGCACTTCCTATGTGTATATTTGATCGGTTTTACACAGCTGATAATTTAAACCACGACGTCTACAAACTATTCTTCTAAAAGGAGATCAATTATGTCAATTCTTTATTGGGACCAGCTCGGCGAACGTTTCTTTGAAACCGGAGTCGACAAAGGTGTCCTCTACCTACCAAACGTAAATGGCGTTTACACTGATGGTGTTGCTTGGAATGGTCTGACCAGTGTTACTGAGTCACCATCCGGAGCAGAACCAACTCCAATGTACGCAGACAACGTTAAGTACCTCAACATGTATTCTGTTGAAGAATTTAGCGCAACCATTGAAGCTTACACTTTCCCCGACGAATTTGCTCAATTCGACGGTATGGCCACTCCTACGAGTGGTGTTACTGTTGGACAGCAGACACGTAGTAAGTTCGGCCTTTCATATCGTACTCGTATGGGTAACGATATTTCTGGCGATGAACTAGGATATAAGCTTCACCTTATTTACGGTTGCCAGGCAAGTCCTTCGGAACGCGCCTACAACACAGTTAACGATTCGCCAGAGGCTATTACTTTCAGCTGGTCAATTGCAACGACACCTGTTTCTGTTGGTGGACTTAAGCCGACTTCAATCTTGACGATTGATTCGACTAAGGTTAACTCCTCAGCACTTGGTACCTTGGAAGATTTCCTTTATGGTACTGCTGGAACAGATCCCAGCCTCCCGCTGCCCGATGCTGTAATCGCATTGTTCTCTGGAGAGACCTCAAGCGTTACCCCGCAAGTACCGTCATTCAACGGTAGCACTATCATCACAATCCCAGATCAAGCTGGAGTAACTTACTATGATGGCCTAACCGCCCTCTCAGACGGAGCATACACCATCACTGAGAACACAATCATTACCGCTCGTCCGAATGCTGGATACTACTTCCCAGCTAACGTTGACGACGACTGGTTGTACATCTGGGACTGATAGTTTAATTTAAAGACATAGGAGATCAGAGAATGCTTACAATTATTGTTAGTGGAAAAGAATTCTTTAACGAAGAAACAGAAGAATTTGAATCACATGGCGACATTGTTTTAAATCTTGAGCATTCTCTGATCTCACTGTCAAAGTGGGAATCGGAGTTTGAAAAGCCATTTTTAGGTGATTCTAAAAAAACACCTGAAGAAATTTATGGTTATATAAAAGCTATGATACTCAATGAATATCCAGATGACATATTTTCAAAGTTTTCTGATAAAAATATTCAACAAATAAACTCATATATTGAATCTAAAAGATCAGCTACTACTTTTGGTAGTATGCCTGAAAAACGTGGAAGAGGCGAAATTGTAACATCTGAATTGATTTATTTTTGGCTGATTACTTTTAATATTCCATTTGAGTGTGAGACATGGCATCTTAATAGACTTTTTGCTTTGATTAGAATATGTAACTTAAAGAATGCTAATCCAAAGAAGATGTCTAAGAATGAGATCGCTATGCGAAATCGCGAATTAAACGCAAAACGAAAAGCAGAACTAAAAACAAGTGGATAAAGGAGGTCTTATGACTGTTATTAATTGGCATGAATTAGGATCAAAATTTTATGAAGCTGGTTTAGATCGTGCAGTTCTTTATGTTGAAGGTAAAAGTGGTGTTCCTTGGAACGGCTTAATTAGAGTATCCGAAGAGAACGATACTAAAGTAGAACCACTATACTTTAACGCTACTAAATTTAACGATTTAGTTACGTTAGGTAATTACTCAGGAAGCATGTCTGCATACACCTATCCAGATGAGTTTTTGGAATGCGAAGGCGTTATCGAAGACCAAGATGGTGTATATTTAACAGAGCAGCCGATCAAACGATTCGGCTTATGCTATAGAACACTAATAGGCGAAGATGATAACAACTTTAGTAGTGGTTATAAATTACACATTTTGTATAACCTTACCGCCACCCCAGCTAACAAAGTAAGAAAAACTTTAGCTTTAGATTTAGAACCTGATGATTTTTCATGGGATATCACTAGCATTCCTGAAGTCATTGAGGGTCACCGTCCGTCTTCACATTTAATTATAGATAGTCGAAAAATAGATCCATGGTTACTATTAGACTTAGAAGATATTTTATACGGTGATGCAACACGAGAACCATTATTACCAACAATGAAAAGTTTAACAACGTTTATTCGTAAATGGGATAGACTCATTGTTCAAGATAATGGTAATGGAACATGGACCGCTATATCAGCAAGAGACGGTATAATTGTACAAGATGGTATTGACCCAACTATGTACGATATTATAGCTGATAACGTAACTGTTATAGATACAGAAACATATACAATCAGTAGTTCAAATAAAAACGAGGAGGATATCTAATGGCAACAGTAACAGTATTTACCGCAGCAAGAATGGAAGCCATAGAAGGCTCATCCGTTGTTAGCGGAACAATAGATGGCTCAGGTCATTTGATTCTAACAAAACACGATGGTACAACGTTAGATGCTGGCGATGTAACAGGGCCTCAAGGGCCTCAAGGACCAGTCGGTGAAGTTACAGAAGCAGAACTAAATGCTGCAATTGCAGCCGCTCATGCCGCTGGTGCAATAACTGAAACACAGTTAGCAACAGGATCAGTAACAGCAATCAAAATTGGAACCGGAGCTGTAACAACTGTTAAAGTTCTTGACGGTAACATAACGGAAGCAAAACTCGCGTCTAGTGCTGTAACCAACGCTAAAGTTGCATCTACTGCTGCTATTGCGGCTAGTAAACTTGCAGGAGTTTATGTTCGATCTGGAGCAACAACCAATAACACAATTTGGACATCAACTGTAGCACCTGTTTCTGGTGATGGGGTAAATGGTGACATTTGGTTGAGGTATACAGCATGAGTATATATATTAAAGAATCAGGAACTTGGAAAGAAATAACCGGCACAAATCGTCCATATGCTAAAGTTAGTGGAGAGTGGCAAGGTATGACAAACGCCTACACTAAAGTTTCTGGGGTATGGCAGCCTGTTTATCAGTATGATAATACAGCGCCAACGATTCCACAACCAACAGTGGCATTAACTAGTGGAACAGTGAATACCGTTTATTGGACAGCTATTACAGACGACATCACAGGAGTTGCTTCAGCAACTGTATATCAACGCTTCTTTGGAAGTTCAACGGGCTTGGTTTCGGGGGCATCATTTGCTCTTAGTTCGTTCGGTGCTGGTAGTACAACTTTCGCCATTCCGTCAAACAGACGTAACACGCCTAGTGGTGAAACTTGGGTCGTAAGTTACTATATTGCTGCTACTGATAATGCTGGAAACTCAGACACTGGTGATGCATCTTCAAGCAACTATACAAAGCCGCTTGGAACTTATACAGTAACTACTACTGGACACGGTACTTGGACCCTTGCGCAAGGCTGGCGAAGCGACTTGGGTAACCTAGGATCTGTTTACTCAGGTTACTTTGGGCCTACGTACTCCTATCAGTATGGCCATTGGTTCTATGGATCAAATGTTGCCAATGCAGCTAGAGGTTATGTACCCGATAGCGGATCTATTCGAACTTACCGAAGTAGTACTGACGGATGCTCCGGCGCTGTTGTTGCCTTTGGTACCCATAACTATGCATCACAACCAGGTGGTAGCCCAGCTAATGACTCTACCTATTGGACGACAGGGACCTCGCAGACAGTAGGTAATGCCCGAGAGTTTACTTTAACAGCGGCAACGCTTGGACGAATCGCAGTCGACGCAAACTTTGGAATGTTTATGTACCCCGGTTATGCTAACGGAACTATAGATGGGACTGCAAACTCAACTTGTGCATCTGGAAGTACATATAGAGTCTTTGACTCCCCGTATGTTGATGGTAACTCAGGACGATTAACTTTAGTATACTCTTAAACCAATTATTGTAGGCCTACCGTCAAAATGGTAGTAAACTTTAATGAATTCAAACAATAGATAGGATAACAAATGACTACATACACAGTACTCCCAATTATTATGCCCAGCGATCTTGCTGGAGCAAAAAACGGAGAGCTTAATCCAGCATTATTGCGTGATATTAAAGCTCCTAATGGTAAAATGCATCGACTTGCTGCAACTGCGTGGAACGCTATGCAATTAGCAGCATATTTTGATGGTGTAGAACTAAAGCACGTTGGCGCTTATCGTCCACTAGCCCGCCAAGTAGCTATGTTTAACGAGCGATACGCAGCTTCCCCAACTGGACGTACCCCGCAAGTAACTCGAACCTATCAAGGTAAAACTTGGTATCTTAAAAAGGGAGTTGCTCCGGCAGGAACACCTGGAACCTCTAATCATGGTTGGGGATTGGCTATTGACGTAGCTAACGCATCAGGAAAGCGTCTTGATTGGCTTTTAGGCGATGGCTTTGCAACTAGTAACGCTTTAAAGTTTGGCTTCTCATGGGAAGTTAAAAACGGAGCAAACGCTGAAGCATGGCACATTCGATATGTTTGCGGAGATAAGTTGCCGCAAGCTGTTATTGATGCAGTTGCATACTTCCCAACATTGGACGCTAAATGAAAAAATTATTTCTAGCACTTACAATAATTCTAGGCCTATCTTTTTTTGTAATCCTTTCATCATGCAGCGACCGAACAAGGCATAATTGCGAGCAAAGTCCAACCGGCGTTAAGTGTCCGTAATGAAACGCTTCACAAACTCAGAAATTAAAGCTAGGCTTATTTTAATTGTTGGGTCTTGTTTAGCGCTTACGTTTGTCATTAGTACAGCGACGTTATTATACGGACTTTTATTCGTAACACAACCATTAGAAGTGTCACCAAACGACACAAGTGCGTGGGATCTATTAAAACCAATGATGTTATTTTTGACAGGCTCTCTTACTGGACTTCTTTCAGCTAATGGACTCAAGGACCCACCCAAGACAAAAGACAATGAGTGATATTTATGATAAAAGTAACTCAAAAAGGTGATTGGTCATATTTGGCTGGATTTCTAAAGCGACTTCAAAATAGAGATAGCGAAATATACGCACAACTGAAACCGTTTGCTGAAGCTGGAGTTACAGCATTAAGTGCTGCTACACCAGTAGATACGAGTAAGACAGCAAATTCCTGGTCGTATAAAATTACTTTAGAAAAAAAAACAACCACGATTACGTGGATTAATAAAAATGTAAACGATGGCGCTAATATAGCGATATTGCTTCAATATGGCCACGCTACGGGTACCGGCGGATATGTATCTGGATACGATTATATAAATCCAGCTATCCGTCCGGTATTCGATCAGATTAATACTGCAGTTTGGACAAACATAACAAGAAAATGAAAGAGGTGAATTATGGCTAGTATCGATAATAGAGTAGTTGAAATGAAGTTTGATAATGCTGCATTTGAAACTAAGATTGCATCGACTATTGCAAGTCTAGATAAACTAGAAGCTAGTCTTAAATTACCAAGTGCTGGTAAGGGTTTTACTGATGTAAACGCGGCCGCACAAAATGTTTCATTTAACCCACTAACTACTGGTATAGATTCATTAGTAGGAAAATTTTCATCATTATCAATTATAGGAATTACTGCGCTAACAAATATAGCTAATAAGGCAGTTGATGCTGGTATTAACATAGGTAAATCGCTAAGTATTGACCAAGTAATGAGTGGTTTCAGAGAGTATGAAACTAACATGAATGCCATTCAGACAGTTTTGGCAAACACTAAGTCTCAAGGTACTAACTTAAATGACGTTAACAGTGCATTAGATAAACTAAACGAATACTCAGACAAAACTATTTATAACTTCGGTCAAATGGCCAAAAACATTGGTACATTCACCGCAGCGGGTGTTGACCTAGATACTTCAGTACAATCCATTAAAGGTATTGCCAACTTAGCTGCAATCTCAGGATCAAGCTCAGAGCAAGCATCAACCGCCATGTACCAGCTATCCCAAGCTATTTCTTCAGGTACAGTAAAGTTAATGGACTGGAACTCAGTTACTAACGCTGGTATGGGTGGTAAGGTTTTCCAAGAAGCACTATTCAATACAGGTGTTGCTTTAGGTAAAATTAAAGACGCCCCAGTTGGTACAACATTTCAACAGTGGACGGATGCAGGAAATACATTTAGAGGGACGCTTGAACAGGGTTGGCTCACTTCTGACGTCTTAACAACCACACTACAAGGAATTGCTGGAGAGCTAACTGAGGCTCAACTATTAGCCATTGGCTACACACAAGAACAAGCCAAATCAATCATTGAACTTGGTATAACTGGTGTTGAGGCTGCCACTAAAGTTAGAACATTTAGTCAGCTAATGACTACTGCTAGAGAAACAGTTGGATCTGGATTCTCGCAATCATTTCGAATTATTCTTGGTGACTTTAATCAAGCTACAGAGTTATTTACTGGTATAAGTCAGGCATTTGGTAAAATTGCAGGAGAATCAGCTGATTCTCGAAATGCTCTTCTTAGTCAATGGGCTGGTATCGGTGGACGAGAAGCAGTAATAAATGGTCTAACAAACGCCGCAAAAGCTCTAGGAACGGTTATAAATACTGTTAAAACATCATTTTCCGCAATATTCCCGCCGATGACGGGTATACAACTAACAAAACTTTCATTCGCTTTTGAGGATTTCACAAAAAAACTAACACCATCAATTGAAACTTTACTTCTTATAAGACGGGTATCAGCCGCGTTATTTGGTGTTATAGAAATTGGTTATACTGTTGTTAAAGAATTAGCCGGATCGTTTCTTGTTCTATTTAAAGCTTTAGGAAAATCAGAAGGCGCATCAGGTGTTTTAAAGTTTATTACATACTTATCTGCCGACTTAATCCAGTTGAATAAGTTTTTAGTCACCGATGGTGGAATAGCAAAAGCGTTTGACGCTATTACCGACTCCATTCTTAGATTTGCACGGGATCCAGTCGGAGAATTAAAGAGATTAAAAGATATTGCTCTAGAAATATTTGGAGTTCTAACTACGGGTTCTGAAAATTTAGGAAATCTGCCGAGCGGATTTGTGGACTTTTTAAATCGAGTAAGAGATGCTTTAATCGGAATATCATTACCTGGCGTTAATATCGAACGACTTTCCGATCGATTTGAGGGTTTCAAAGATACAGTCGGATCTATCAGTAGTGCTTTAGCTCCTGTTATTGCTGCCTTAGAAAAATTTGGCGGATATATTGTCAACTGGTTCAAAGAACTAGCTGGAAAGATGAAAGGCGCTGCAGCCCCTGGGGACTTTAGTAAGGTTCTGGACGCTGTTAACTTAGGTATTGTGGCCAGTATTGGCGGTATGTTAGCGTTCTTAACAAAGGGCGTTAACTTAGACTTTGGTAGTATATTTGGTGGGTTGAAGGACACATTAAATGAGGCCACAGGCGTTCTTAAGGGAATGCAGATGGATCTAAAAGCAAACGCAATAATGAAGATTGGTATAGCTATTGGTATTTTAGCTGTATCGGTATTGCTGTTGGCTTCTGTAGACTCAGCCTCGCTTACTAAAGCGTTAGTTGCAACAGCAGCAGGTCTTGCCATATTAATGGGATCATTAAACGCAATGTCTACTACTATGAATGTAAAAAGTGCATCTGTATTCACTATAGTTTCTACAGGATTAATAGCTTTGTCTGCTGCTCTGTTAGTATTAGCATTTGCAGTTAAGACTTTAAGTGAGTTAAGTATTCTCGACCTAGCAAAGGGTTTAATAGCAATTCAACTTTTAGTAAATGTGTTACAAGGAATTGCGCAACAACTCTCAGCAAACTCAAAAGGTTTGGTGCGAGCAGGTATTGGACTAATTGGTATTGCCATTGCTCTAAATATTCTAGCTGGAGCTGTATTCTTATTTGGAAGTATGGACCTACTCACAATGGGTCAAGGTCTTTTAGGTGTTACCATTGGTCTTATTGTTATTTCTGGTGCTCTTAATGCTATGCCAGCGGATACCTTTGCTAAGGCTGCTGGTTTGATGTTAGTGGCTGGAGCTTTAACTGTTCTAGCTATTGCGGTTAAGATATTTGCAACAATGTCTTGGAATGAGATGGCTAAGGGCTTTGGTTCAGTTGCTTTAGGTTTAACAATTATAGCACTTGCTATGCATTTAATGCCAACAAATATGATAGTTACAGCAGCCGGTTTGATGCTCGTTAGTCTTTCTTTATTAGTCATTGCTGAAGCTCTTAAACAAATAGCTACACTTACTTGGAATGACATTATTAAAGGACTAGTAGGTATTGCTGGCGCTTTATTGATATTAACAATAGCTGCTCATGCTATGAGTGGAGCTTTAGCTGGTGCTATAGCCATGACAGTTATGGCTGTTGCCTTGCTTTTGATATCTGACGCATTAGCTACAGTTGGACAATTAAGCATTACAGAGATAATAAAAGGTCTAATTGGTCTTGCTGCTGTGTTTGCTGTTATAGGTATAGCCGGAACATTAATTGCGCCGGCAATAGGTCCTATATTAGGACTCGCCGCTGCCTTACTTTTAATTGGTATAGCAATTGGCGTATTTGGTTTAGGCGTTAATGCCCTAGCTAGAGGTCTACAACAGGTTGTGGCTATAGGTACGGAAGCTGTTGACTGGGTAATCGCTTTATTAGATAAACTAATAGAAAGAATACCAATATTAGCTAAAGGTCTTGCTCTTGCATTAGTCGCTATTCTTGATATATTGTTAGCAGCACTACCGGTTATGGTTGAACAACTTGGAATTATTATAGCCCAACTTATAGATACGTTAATCGAGCTGCTACCAAAACTAGAAGAATTTATTATTGCATTGATTGATAGTATAATTACTATTATTGATGAAAAAGCTGTAGATATTATTATGGTTGGCTATCGGTTCTTGATAAATCTTATTAAAGGTTTAACAGACAACATTGACGAATATGTCACTGCTGTTGTAGGATTGATTGCCGCTTTCATAAATTCATTAGCTGAAAATATAGGACAGATCGTTGAAGCTGGTATGAATCTGCTAAGGTCATTTATTAGTGGTCTTATAGATAATATTGTAGAAATAGCAACGATGGTCGGGCAGTTAATAGTGGCTTTCATAGAAGCAGTTGCATTACAATACATGATCATTATTCAAGCAGGCGTCGACTTGTTAGTTCAATTCTTAAGCGGTGTTAAAGATAACCTTACTAAAGTTATCGACGCGGTTACCGAAGTTGTAACAACGTTTATAACAGAAATAGGAAACTCAGCGACAAAGATTGCTCAAGCTGGTGCAGATGCATTAGTTGACTTCTTAGATGGAATTGGCGATAATATATGGAAAGTCGGTCAAGCAGTAGGCGACGTCATCACTAAATTTATTAATACTGTTAGTAACCAAAGTAAAAGAATAATAAGAGCTGGTACAGATGCGATTGTTCAATTCATTGAAGGACTTGGCGATAGCGCAACAGAGATAGCAGTTGCTGCAATTGAAACAATTGTAAACTTTGTTGAAGAGATTGATAAGGCTATTGAAGCCAATGTCGACAGGTTCACATCCGCTGGACGATCCATTGCCTGGAACATAGTTAATGGTATGACCCTCGGATTAGCCGGTGGTGTTAAGGATGTAGTCGGCGGTGCTATTGACCTGGGTAAATCAGTCATTGGCGGGGCACTAGACGTATTAAAAATCTGGTCCCCATCAAGGGTCTTTATGGACATTGGTAGTAACGTCGTAGCTGGATTAGTCGTTGGACTAAATGATAACGATCCAGCCGTAGACAGCGCAGAGAATTTAGCCGCCGTAACAATTAATACCATGCAAGATACATTAAGTCGATTATCTAATGACTTAAGTGTTGCTACGGAATTCAATCCAACCATAACCCCAGTGCTAGACCTGACTAATGTTAGAGTCGGTGCCAGGGAGATCAGTGGATTGATTAGTTCAACCGATGGTATTAACGCCACCGTTTCAACTGGACAGGCTCAAACTATTGCTGTAACTGAATTGAATACTGATTCGATCCCGACCAGTCAAAATGGTAGTAACGAATTACGATTCGAGCAGAACATTTATGCACCAACTCAATTGTCAGTATCCGACATTTATCGTCAAACACGAAATCAAATCACACTAGCTAAAGAGGAGTTAAGTATCTTATGAAAGTAACTGGAGTAGAGCTATCTTCTGATAACGCTAATGTTATTAGCTTTGGAATGGGTGACGTTTTGTCAACCGACAAGTATTTGGTAAAAACTATTATTG